TGGGTTGATTGCCTTCTCATCTTCAAATTCAGGTTTCATCGCTTCAGTAATCTTATCAAAGATTTTCTTACCAAACTTGTATAGCTTAACTTGACCTTCGTTTTCAGGATGTTTAGGGTCTGAAACAACTAAAATGTTCGTAAAGTAAGATAACTTTCTTTTACGTTTTCTAGCAATTTCTTTATCAGCGTCACTACCAGAGTTCCACAACTTCGTGTTCTCCTCTGAAACTGGATCTTTTTGACCTAGTGTAGTTAAACTGTTCTCAATATACCAACCACCTGGTCCTTGAAAAGCATGTGACCATACTCTTGCCCAAGGTAATTCTTCACCTTCAACGGCAGGTAAAAATCTGATAACGGCAAAACCATTACCAGTTTTATCAAGTTCTGGTTTCCAGAACCTTTCGTCTCCTGATGAATTTTGATTTGTAGTTGGAGTTGCAACTTTTTCTAACTCTTTGGTTAGTTTGTCAAAGTTGCCACGACTTCTTTTTAGATTTGCGAATGACATATATTTTCCTTTTGTTGTATTCGTTGTGTTTATATTGTCTATATTAGCGACATTATTATTTATACAAGTTATCTCATGCTACGAGGGATTTATTGGTTTACCCCCAAGCTTCCGGGAAGAGTCCAATGTCTATGAAAGATTGGTCCCTACTTACAACTAGATAGAGTGTCTTCAGGCATTCGCCCATAACCCTCTCTACCCATGCCTTACAACCTCTTAATTGTTGTTCAGCCAGTAGCAGCAATAAAGTTGCAACTATATTGCCTTTATAAGATATCTCTATTATATCATAAAACTTGCTTATTGTCAAGCTCTAATATAAATTTTTTTTTAAAAAATTCAATGTTCATATATCTAACGTTAGGCACGGATTCCCACTCTGGAATCTCTTGGTATCCTTCTCCTTGTACCTTGATGAAATCTGTATCTGGAAATCTCATCATTGCCTTCGCTTTTTGTATAACCCAATTCTCTGGTATCAATGCACTTTCCTCAGCAGAAACATAACCTTGTGTACCTTTGTATAGATTGTTGACCTTATCTGTCTGACTATACATATCCATACCTAGTAAATAACAACGCAATGGTTGTTCTACTTTACATGCAATATACATAGCACTAGCGCCAGAGCACCAACCCATATCCTTAGGTTCGCCATCAACATCTACCATTAATTCTTTCAATTGCGACACGTTGTCACCTCCGTTTAACCATGTACAATAAACGTTTTCGTAACCATCGCCTTTCCATCTTTCTGTAATTCTATTTTGATGTATGGCACTTTGACCATGTATAACAAAACTATCTGACTTTTCACCATGTTCTCTTATCTTAGCATTTTCCATTTTACCTACAAATGCTTCTTTCATCATATCATAGTGTTCAACAGGCATACTGTCCCAATCTCTAAACCAAACGTTGTGTTTATGTGCATAACCTGACCTGTATATTTCATGTTCTAACATAGGGTCAACTGCAATCAAACCATCTAGGTCATAATCTCTATACATGCCATTACAACCCCATACTTTACCTTGTCGTTGTAAATTATGTACTGATATACCATAACGACTTTCGCCATTACCTAATACAAATAAGTTATCTGTCATATAAATGCCTTCATAATACCTGTAAACAATAATGTTGCAAGAGCACCGTTTAACATAATCAATGCACGGTCATGCCATAGTATACCTACCCATAACCAACCAATCGTGCCTACTAAACTAAACCCTAAATCCCACATATGTAAACCACCTGCAGCTCTACTAGATACTGCTAATAATATCAATACACTTGATACCCATTTAACGTACCAAGATAAATCATACTTAGGTGTTATTTTTTTAAATACTCTTGTTGAGTTCAATTCTTTTATTTTATCGTTCAGTTTCTTATCGTATGTCATAGTTCTAATAAATCCGTATTTTCATATTTACCAAATGTGCCTCTCGTAAAGAAATTTGCACCTATTAATACTCTAGGTTCTTCGTTTTCATTTGATGTTGAATAATGATTTAACCAACCTGGAAAAATTACTAAGTCGCCTGTTTTTACATCTATCTTCCATGATTTAGAATTAAATACATTGTGTTCTTCTACATCAAACTGAAAATCAAAATTAGGAAATAAAGTATTTCTTTCTGAATTAATTACTAGTTGACCACTTTCTGCATTTACATAATATACAGCACTTAATAATGTATTAGGATGTGAATGATTATGATGTTTACAATTTTTCTCGTTTATTGTTGCCCAACTTTGCGTCATATAAAACTCATTGTTTATTTTTAAATCACTTTTTACAAAGTTTTGTGTCATGTTTTCTATAAATGTTTTTGGTCTACCTAGTTCTGGTGTGTCTAGTATTTTATGATTTTCTGTTACTAATACACCTTCTGATTGACCTCTAGGTTTGTCATATTGTGAGTTCATTATAACATCTTTTTCTGCTTTTGTCAAGCGAAAATCTGTACCTACAATACATATAGGTGAGGATAAAAAATTTATTAATGAAAAATCTCTTACTTCAACTTTGATATCTAACATTTGTATATACTTCTAATAATGTTGGTAGTTCATCACCATGATAAACATAATTTATTTCTGGATTTCTAGCAAGCACTTCTAAAAATTCTGAGGTTACACCTTTACGTTGATTTAATCTATTTGAATAATTAGGTGTGTCTTTGTATATGTTGTTGATAGGTCCGTCTGCCTTGTCAAAATCAAAACCATACATGTGTACCTCACCACCATATGACTTTGCTCTATTTGTTGCAAAAGTTAACACGGCAGAACCACAATCTGTAAATTCATTTGTACCTAATATATCTTTCCATAATAATATTGTAGAGTATGCCTCATTATAATGACCTTGACCAAACCATTTAGTCTGTACAATTACTTTTCTATCTTTCCAACATTCACTATCAAGTATTTCATGTTGAATAGGTTTATCTTTATTGAATAGATAATCTGTGTAATAGTCTCTATAAATGGCATTACAACCATAGGTCGTGCCATTTAGATTATCTACATTCAAATCTTTTCTACTTTCGCCATTACCTATGACATGGTGGTCTCTATTCATATAAATTTTTACTTTTATTAAACATTATATCATGTCTCCACATAAAAGTCAACAGCAAATATAACGGATATATTAATGGTATGTTTAATGTTCTCTTTCCTCTTACTAGTATCATATGTCCTATCCATGGATATCCGTGTTTGTACGAAAACCCAACACAACCTTTAATCATCTACCAACCGTATTCATCTTCCGGGTTCATGTTAACATCTTCCTTAATTCTAGTTTCATCTTTGTTGGATTAAACTTTATGAAAGGTTGATACTTCTTCATTTTTTTTTTAATTGTAGGATATACATAAGTCTCATCTATATTCTTATCAAACTGTCTTGTATAGTTTAGCATTGTTTCTAATATACATAATGTTTCTAATGTAATCTTTTTTGCCAAATACATTTTAAGTAAAGGTGGGTGTTGACCACGATAACATTTAAATATCTTATCAAAGTTACCATCTGTCTTCTTTAATAGTTTTTCCATATCTAACTTAAAGTAATATGTTAAACCATCTATTCTTTTTCGCCATTGATAGTAATTATCTTCGCTAAAGTCTTTAATATAATCTGTTTTATTGCCTATGAAGTTAGCAACAAAATAATCAACAATATCATCGCCATACTTTCTGGCTGCCTTGACAAAGAAATATCTATCATTACGTTTAATAAATGTTTCATACTTCGCCTTTGTTTCTCCTCCGTACTTAAAGAAATCAAAATCATCTTTAGAAAAATGCAATTTGATTGCTAAGTATTTTTTATATATGTTATAACCGTCTCTCACTAATGACTAATAGTTGCTAAAATTGTTTGTGGGTCAGACCTAGTATATGGGTCAGCGTCTGCTGATTGATGATTATATCCTGGTTCTTGGTTAAATCTAGTTACAAGACCATCTTCTATAAGAGCAGAATATCTCCAACTTCTCATACCAAAACCTTGTGCCGGTTTACTTACTAACATACCCATGTTACTTGTAAACGTACCACAACCGTCTGGTATCATTTTTACATTCTTAATACCTAGGTCTCTTGCCCATGCGTTCATCACAAAGGCGTCATTTACTGATATACAATAAACTTCATCAATTCCTAATGATTTAAACTTATCAT